TCTTACCACCAAATCTAGTTTCAAGTTTGAGTCCTGCTTCACCGACGTGAGATGTTTGATTAAATTCCTCAACAGTTCTGGCAGACTGAATGGAACCAGTTTCGGTATAAGCGTTTCTCTTGTTGTTCCACACAGTATAACCAACGAATGGTTTAATTGCCTTATGAAGGTGCCAATATAAACGATTGGATACCCACCACTCAGAACCAGTGGTTGCTCCTTCATTATTGAAGACGCCCTCTACGGTTCTATTGTAAGTATACTTACTATCTGCGATTGCTGCATTCGTATTTAAAGTAAATGTATTGCCGTGGAACGTGTTGAAGATTCCATGAACATTTTTGTTCTGATGTGTCCTTGAATCAACACCATTAAGGTTTATGTTGACTCTATTATACTGGTAACCAACGGTCCAACCTTTTGTTAAATCAAACTCAAAACCACCGCCAAAGATTTTAGAATCCGCAGTGTATCCATCAGCATTATAGGACTGAACGAATCTATTGTTCTCAAATACTCTTAATCTCTGTTTGGTTTGTGATGGTTCATGATTGAGAAGTCCGTTAATACTATCATTAATATTATCAAGAACTTCTAGTTGATCTACACGACCAGAAAGTGAATCATAAGTGTGAGAAATGGTAACATCATTCCAGAGTTCATAAGTATCAACAGGTGTTCCATTGGTTACAGTTTCATTTCCAGAAGCATCAGTTGTTGTGGTAACTGGTGTTGTGGTAATGGTTCTGACCATTGGAGTTGTGGTGGTCTTTGTATGATGTCTTGCGATTCTCTGAACTCCACTATTTTCAGAAGCGTCGTGTTCAGTTAAAGTTACATTTACAACTGGAAGAGTTGTGGACTGAACTGATGCCTGAGCAACTGATGGTCTTGTGATTGCAATAGAATCAAGTGCAGTTGCGGTCACAACAGAAGTTGGAGAACCATTTGCAGAAGAATAAGTTACAACTGGTGTTCCGTTTGTTGTTGTTGAAGTTCCGTCAGAATAGGTGGTTGTTGTAACTGGGGTTGTTGTGGTGGTTGTAGTATCAACTGGTGTTGTTGTAACTACGGTATCCGTATAAGTTCTAACTCTTGGATTCCCGTCAGCATCAGTATCAGTTTCAGTTCTAGTTACATAAGTTGTCGCAGAAGTTGATGATGAAGAAACTGATGTTGTAACTGAATTTGTGGTTGAAGTTCCTGTGACTGTTGGTGTGGAAGGAGTTGTAGAAAAGATGATGGAGTTGCACCACCTGCACCTGCTGCGACTGCACCAGAAGCAGCGGCATAAGAAGATGGACCAAAGATATAAGCATACTGAATATTAATGATGTCCCCAGTATTAATACCAGAGAACATAAATGCAATACCGATGGTGTAGTCCCCATCACCATCATTAACTCCATTGTAATAATCAATAGGATCACTAGTCCATCCAGCACTGATACCAGTGTTGGAGTTTGTTGCAGCAGTGAATAAACCTAATGCGTATTTTGATGCGAGTGCTTCTGAAAGAACTACGTTAGTTGCAGGAACTCCCCCAGCATATCCTCTAACGTTAAGTGTTGATGAACTATCTCCTGCTGCTGCTCTTGCATCTGGGTCAGTAAAACGTCCAAAGTATAATGTTGGAACGTTCATCTTAAACTCTAAACGAGTATTGATATCAACGAACTGTTGGTTATCATTAAAGCGATAGTCATGCTCAATATCAAACTCGGTAACTGAACCAGACCATACGGCACGGTTATCAAATGTTAAACCACGATATGAAACCCCAGAATAGTCTACAAGTGTTCCCGTGATTACATTAACACTTGCATAACTAGCATTGTTATTGCCATAGTTAAACAAGACTGTGGTTCCATCAGTGTCAATACCTTTTACAGTCCATCCCTCAAAGGGAGAACCAGGAGTGAGGTAATCGTATGATGGGTTAAATGTTGCGGTTCCTGTGGAGTCATAGAGGATACCAGGAGAAGTATTACCACCAGAACCAACGGTTCCAGCGTCATTAACTCCAATCTTTACATAGTTTCCTTCCAGGACTAATGGTGCTGCGATTGCACTGCTACCCATTAACAAAGCAGACGCCGCAGCAAGCGCCTTTGAAGCGTAAGACATAAAAATCCTCTGTGACTCAGTGTGTACTAAACGAAACAAACCGAAGTTTTGTTTAAAAGTAAAGTATTCACCAAGTCCAGAGGACTCGGGTATGTAGATTCAGACCAGTTAAGATCAAGAATCAGTTATGATTGTAACTATTTATCCTTTTTTCCACGCTTCGCCTTCTGCCTTACGGCGGCGAGCAAGACCTGCTTCTACATTGGAACCAGGATTTCTGTAGAGATAAAGAGCATCGGGTACTTGGTCCCACTCCTTATTCTTCAGGCGTTTAGTAATAGTATTAAAGTTATCGCCACCGTAGAAACCAGCACCGAGATTATAAGCAAAGCTGAGCAGAGCGCCTCTTTTTCCATCTGACATTTCATTCCAATGTGGGATTTTGCGTAATGCTGGAAGAAACTCCTTCTTGCATTGTTCAATGAGAAGAGAATCTGCTTCTGCCTGTGTGAGTGTGTCACCAAGTTTGAATGCTGAACCATCCTTCTTACGAGTGGAACCCCAACCGATTGTGATTGGAAGTCCACCAGTTAGGGGATCAGGATATGCCTTGAGATGACATCCTTCAAACTCCTTTATTAATTTGATGCCCATTTGTGGGACATCATCACCACCAGTCACAGGAGCTGCAGCAGCGGCAGGAGCTGGTGCAGCACTAGTCTTTTTTCCGCGATAAATCTCTGCCCAATCTACATTGTCCTCAAGGAACTTAACTGGGAGATTATCTTCTAACCATTGAACTGCTTTGACGTGATTAGGATTCTTCTCGTCATAAAACTTGAAGAAGTTGTGTAAATCGATTCTTGCCATTGTTTTTCTCCTTTAGTAATCAGTCAAAAATACGACCCCAACCATCGTTGCCACCTGGGCACCAGCGATGCTTGAGAACTGCTTTGGTGTAAATGGTCTTCTTGCCATTTGTCACTGGACCAGTATAGTTATCGTTGAGTGAACCATATGGATCATTGACATAATATCCCTTGCCATCTGGAGTCTTGCCAATCACAACACACATGTGCCCACCAGTAGGTGCAGATAAAGAACCCCTGTGAAGGATACCAATAACGACAGGCTTCCCAGCATCGAGACTTTTATCAATATCAGCGAAAGAAAGATTGTAACTAAAGTGTGACTTAACTCCATAACCTGCCAGAACCTTCGTCTGTACCGCATGGTCAGTAGTGTCACCAATCGCAAATACTTTCTTAACGTACTCATCGTCGCCTTTGATGCTTCCTGGCTTGAGGAACGCAAGACACATAGCGCACGATGAACTATTGCAAGTTCTATGTGCATCTCTGTAATTGTCTACTTGATTGAAGTATGGAACTGCGAGAACTTCTGGAGTTGGAGGTTTTGTTCTGAACATTCCAATCCAGTCAGTCTCTGAGTCATCCATAAACTCAGCAGGAAGGTTATCCTCTAACCACTGTACTGCTGCTACATGATTCGCATTACTATCATCATAAAATTTAAAAAAGTTATGAAGATCTAGGGTCATTGGATATTTCTCAAAAACACTAAGATATTTATATTTTAGTGTTTGTAAAGATCAATACCTTTCAATAGACATAATCTCAATGTCCTCAATACCTAACGATTCGGCATCAATCCATTCTTCAAATTCATTTGCAATTGCCATGGCATTTTTAAATTCTTCACTATCACCACTTTTAGTTAGTGCTGGTTGAATTTTACTCATTGCCCAATCGTAAACATGAGATACAATTTGTTCAGTCGTCGCCTCTGCCATAATAATCTTTTCGGTAGTACCTACTGAGGATGTTGCTATTGTAGTGGGCGGGGGTTCCATCGTCAAGTCCTTCTGTAAGGACATTGTGGAAGAAGAGTTGTCGCGTCTCTTCAAAGTTTGTTTTGCCTTTTGTTTTATGTAAAGATAAAATAGTGCGCGTAAAATTCTCTCTACCATACTTTATTACATCCTCCTTGAGTTCTGGACATGATCCATAGTATTTTTTCCAGTCAGACTCCATCTTAGTTCGTCTACTACTTGCTCCTTTCTTGCGGAAACTCCAGAAATATTTTCTACCAATATAACTGCGACCAGTTTTGTGGCAATGAATATGATATACAAAACCAAAATAATCCTGAATATCACTTGAACCAAATACTTTCCCATTATAGGTCCAAGGGTTTTCATAATCAACCATCTAGATATAACCACTTTAAGATATTTAGATAAAAAAAGACCCCCTTGGGAGGGGGGGTAATAAATCAACCTTTATATTTTGATTTTGCTTTTGCTTTTGCTGCTTCACCTTCTGGATCTTTTTTATGTGCATCCAATACACTTCTGATTTTTTCATTACGGGAACTACCAGCAGCTTCACCAGTCTTATGATAAACATAATATCTTCTATTCTGCATTTTTTGAGTTGGAAGATCTTTATGTGCTTCAAGAATTTCTTCAATATCTTCAGATGTTAATTCATTTACCATGATCCATTCTGCATCTTCTAGAGTCTCTGCGTATCCTTCTACACAAAGATACTCAAGAACGATATCATAAGTATCCATCTCTTCACCAAGCTTTGAAGCAACTTTACCAGCACCAGTGGCGACCTTACGTGCTGCTTTACCAACAGCACTCTTAGCACCTGCTTTTGCTGCACTTGCTGCACCACTTACCGCTCTACCAGTTCTTGCTGCAAGATTCTTAGCACTTTGCTTTGCTCTTCCTGCAGCATCTCCTGCTGCCTGCTTAGCGGCACGACCTGCTGCATATCCAGATACTGCTGCAGATGCTGCTTTTTGCTTAACCTTACCAACTGCGGATTTAATCTTATCCTTAACTCTAGAAGCAACATGCTTCGCAACAGCAGAACGAAGTTCTCCTCTACCTTTGCTTGATTGGGTCTTAAGTCCAGCACCCTTTACAAGGTTATGCTTATTTGCATACTTGGCAACACCAACGTGTGATTGTTGCTTGAGTCCTTTTGCTGTTTTTTGGGCAGATCCTTTAGCAGCAAGAGCTTTTGATTTAACACTCTTAACTGTGCTTTTAATTGCGCCTTTAACTTTTTCTTTTGCTGCAGAAACTGCTGCTGCTCTTTCAGCGCCACGCTTAGATGCTGAAGTTGACTTTTGATATGATCTAGCATCTTTTGATCCAGCAGGAGCATATGGGTTCAACTCCATAATCACTGCCTCAAATACATCATCAAGTTCTTCAACTTCAATGCCTTCATCTAGGACTTCATAGATAGTCTCTTCGGCAATATAACTAAAGTCATCTTCAGTTAATTCCTCAATACCATCATATTCCTCCGAAAGGAATTCTTCAACCAACTCGACTGGTTCGTAAATTGCTTGGTATGCTTCATTAATACTAGTAAAGTTCATATCCCTAGAATTAGACGTTTATTTGTATTTATAAAAAATGGGAGGTTACCCTCCCATTAATCAAAGTTTAAATCCACTGAATGTATCCTTTTTAACATCCTGTTTGATTCCACCAACAACATAAGATTCAACCTCAGTCTCTTGTGGTGCCACCTGCAATCCTTTAGAAGAGATCCAATGCTGAGTCCATGGCAGTGGATTATTATTTGCAGAGATATCGTATTTTGGTTTTAATCCAATTGACTTCATTCTGCGATTTGCAATCCATTCAACATATTGGCATAAAAGTTTATCATTCAATCCAATCATCGATCCATCTTTAAACAAATACTCTGCCCACTTCTTTTCTTCATTTACAGCACGATCAAACATACTATAAACCCATTCTTCCTCTTCAATTGCAATTTGCTTCATCTCTGGATCATCACCATCACGCCACTTATTCAAAATGTTTTGCGTGATTGCTAAGTGTTGATTTTCGTCTCTTGCAATAAGAGATATAATTTTAGCTGATCCTTCCATAAGCTTAAGCTCACCAAATGCGAAAGAACAAGCAAAGCTAACGTAGAACCTAATACCTTCAAGAATATTGACGTTGGCGACTGCTCTGTAAAGTTTTCGTTTGGCATCTTTAAGTGATTCCTTTGCGGAGTGTACACCCTCTAAACGATGTATCCACGCATTAGACGAACCATATTCTTGTGCTGACTGAATAAAGTCATCATAGGACTCTGTAACGCTCTTGGCACGTTCTAGAATACGTTCGTCAGTAATGATGGCATCAAAAACTTCACTAGGGTCTGAATATACGTTTTTGATGATGTAAGTATAAGAACGACTATGAATCATTTCCATGAATCCCCACACTTCCATACACGCTTCCAGTTCAGGAAGAGAGCAATAAGGAATGAATGCCATACCAGGACCACGACCCTGAACAGAGTCAAGCATGATCTGATACTTTAAATTGGAGGTGTAGATATGCTTCTGTTCAGGACGAAGTGTTTGATAGTCGCCACGATCTTTTTGAAGAGAGACTTCTTCTGGTCTCCAGAAGTATCCAAGTTGCTGAGTTGTCAGTTTATCAAAAACTGGATATTTGTATGAATCATATCTCTGGATTCCTAGCGGTTTACCAAAAAACATTGGTTGCTTTTTTAATTCTACTTGATCGGTATTAAAAACCGTCATTCCTCTTACTCTTAAATTTTTTTCAGATTCCAGAAAATTGAATTGCATACTCTTTACGTCTCCTAAAATATTTAAACTTAAAAATTGTCACCAAACTCAGATCTTACAACTCTCGCAATCGTCCTCCTCAGAATTTGTTAAGATGTCGTCAAGAAGAGACTTGACTTTATTATCTATCTTATCTTCAATTTCATCACTCTTCATGTCATGAGTATTTTGATAGTAAGAGGTCTTCCATCCGTATTTGTAAGTCCTTAGAAGGTCGTTTGCCATTACTGAAGTAGGAACTTCATTATCGGCATAATTCTCTGGATTATACGACCAGTTTCCAGATATCGCTTGATCAAAGAACTTTTGCATAACTGCAACAATATTAATATAACCAGTATTGTCAGGCATATCCCAGAGCAACGTATAATTGTTCTTAAGGGAATGATACTGAGGAACGATTTGTTTAAGGGGACCCTTCTTTGATTTCTTAACGGACAAGTATCCGCGAGGTGGTTCGATTCCATTGGTTGCGTTTGACACAACGGAACTGCTCTCCGATGGCATCTGTGCGGACAGTGTTGAGTGCCTGAGACCGTGAGCCAAGATGGATGATCTAAGAGTTTCCCAATCATGTTCTAATCCAACAGAAGTAATTTCATCTACATCCTTCTTGTATGTATCAATGGGAAGAATCCCATCAGCATATTTTGTGCGATCAAAATAACCACACTTACCTTTTTCAATGGCAAGTTGATTAGAAGATTTTAATAGGTAGTATTGGAAAGATTCTGAAAGACCATGAACCGCATCCCATGCTTCTTGAGATCCATATCCATAACCTAATTTTGCCAAATAGTGTGCTAACCCAATGAATCCCACACCAAGAGAACGACGTGCCTTGGTGGCGATTTCTGCCGCCTCTACGGGATATTTTTGATAGTCAATCAACTCCTCCAGACCACGAACAGAAAGATCACAAAGTTCTTCAAGTTCTTCGTCCGACTTTACCTTACCAACGTTGATTGCAGAAAGAATGCATAGGGCAATTTCACCACTACCATCAATGTGTTGAAGTGGATCTGTAGGAAGAGTAATCTCCTGGCAAAGGTTACTCATATTTACCTTGTCTTTAAAAGAAGAGTGTGAATTGCAGTGGTCGATATTCATGATGTAAATACGACCAGTCTCTGCTCTCTCCTTCAGGAGGTCCAGAATGAGTTCTTGAGCGCCAATAGTTTTTCTTGGAATAGTTGTATCTCGTTCATAAGATACATATAACTCGTCAAATCGATCAGTGCCAAAAGCATCATACAGACCAGGAACGTCGTGAGGAGAGAAGAGGGAGATGTCTGCGTCTTGGATGAATCGTTCATAGAAGAGTTTGCTAATTTGGATACTGTAGTCTAACTTACGAACTCGGTTATCCTCGGTTCCTTTATTATTTTTTAAAACAATAATATCTTCTATTTCTTGGTGCCAGATTGGGAAGTGGACAGTTGCTGATCCACCTCTGATGCCATTTTGAGTGCAGCATCGGACAGTTGCTTCAAACTTTTTGAGGAATGGGATAACACCTGTGTGACTAACTTCTCCCCCTCGGATCTTACTGTTGATGCCACGGATGCGACCTGCGTTGATACCGATTCCCGCCCTTTGTGCAACATATCTGCCAATAGCCATATCGCTAGTAAAGATACTATCGAGGGTGTCATCAACATCAACAAGCACACAGCTAGCGAATTGTCTAAGTGGCGTTCGCACTCCCGCCATGATAGGTGTGGGAATGTTGATTTTGTGCCTTGAGATTGCGTCATAATACCTCTTGACATAAGAGAGTCTTGTTTCCTTTGGATACTCTGCAAAGATAGTCAGAGCAATCATCATGTACATAAACTGTGGGGTTTCATATACACCGCCACTGCTTCTATCTTGCACGAGGTACTTATCAACGACTTGACGTAGACCCGCATAAGTGAATAAGAAGTCACGAGTATGATCAATAAAACCATTAACCTTTGCAAATTCTTCTTTACTATATCTAGAGAGAATATCACCATCATAAACACCTTTGTTAACACAAGTTTCAATATGTTCCATTAAAGTTGGAACTTCGTGGATTTTACCAAAGATAGATTTACGAACAGAAAACAGAAGAAGTCTTGCAGCAACGTATTGGTAATTTGGATGATCCAAATCAATCAAATCAGACGCAGAACGAATAAGAATTTCTTGAATTTGTGCAGTAGTAATCCCATCGTAAAATTGAATTCCAGATTGAATCTCAACTTGTGATGCAGACACTCCAGCTAGATCTTTACATGCAAGATCAACCATTACATGCATCTTATCCAGATTGATTGGTTCCACTCGACCATTTCTTTTGATGACTTTAATACCGTTGCTCATATTTTCTTCCAAGTAGTAAATTTAAGTTTTGCTTCTAGACCACTATAAGTATTTGATTCTATCACAGACTGAACATCCAGTCCAGACAAAACCATATCATTAATATCTTTTTCATTTATACTAGATGGCCAAATGACGATTCTTTCTCCTCTATCAATGGTACGGGCAATACGGGAGACGATTTCTTTATTGCGGGGTTCGTTATCATAGATCCACACACAATCGCCAATACCCCACTTACCAATATCACCGTCAGCTCCGCAAAGAGCAATCGAGTTGCGAATGAAAGTTGAGTCGAAGGGACCTTCCGTAACGTAGACAGTTTGATTTTTTTGTACTTCATCGAGACCATAGATTTTTGGTGCGTCATCATTAAACATCACAGTAATATATTTAATAGACTTTGAATTTAGAGATCTTCCTTGTATACCAACAAGATCATCTTGATAGTATAGTGGTATTACAATCCTAGACTCTTCAGTATCCGTTGCTGCAAAAGTAGGTTTAATTGAGTTAACAAACTCTTTAAATTTTTCAGCAAAATAAAATTTATCTGGATCTAATTTTCTTTTTTCCAGATATTGTTTTGCCTTAGTATCTTCTGATGATTTTGGAAGTTCTAATCTTTTTTTAAACTTAGGTTTTTCAAATTCAAACTTTGGTTCTTCTGCTGTAAAATTTTTACCAGTATGACCTTCTTTGAATTTTTCTAAGGTATATTGTTTATGCAATTCAGAATCAACTTTTTTTAAAAAGTTATTAAACGATAAACTTACTCCACAATTATGGCATTTGTAATTTGTATTATTTTTTACTCCGTAAAGATACCCACGCGCCTTATTTTTATTCTTCTGAGAATCTCCACAGATGGGGCATCTAAAGTTATATAGATTTTGCTTTACTGCTTTAAATTTTTGAAGACGAGGGGATATTAGGTTTACAAACCTAACGTCAACATAATCCATGATAATTAATTTAGATGGCCCAATACTAACATTCCCAGAATCTGCTGTCAACCTCAAGATCCATTAAACAAACACTGATAATACTTGTCCACTTGATAACAGTATTTGTTAATTCCTGAAGACAATAAATTGAATCAATCGTCTTATGTCTTTTTTTAATCATGGTTTTAATCCACCCATGATTATTTATTTTTTAATTACTTGGATAATGACTGTTGGATTGTTTGTTGATTTGGTGAATTACCAACAGTTAAAAGATTACCAAAAAAACTTGCTGATCCAATAATTAAAACGGCGGCAGTGCCTAGTCCCGTTGCAATCCACCTAAACGTTGCCAGATCATTTACTCTATTTTCTAGAGTATCTAATCTTTTATTCACACCATCTTTCATATCATCCAACATATTCACAATCAATCTATCGTTCTTATCGCTTTCATCTAAACGAGCTTCATGTCGTTCTAAAATAATTGCCACCCTGTTACTACTTTCACTAATAGATGCAACTGCTCTTTCCAGTTTATCGAGCATTTCTTTTGATAGGTCTTCATAGATACTAAGCTTACTTTCAAGGACCGCTAATTTCTCTAGACCGAATGCCATTTTACTTCTTTTTTTTACTGGATTGTCTTAAGAACTGACTATATGCTTTTGGCAATCTTCTCATCACTTTTGATCTTCCATCTTGAACAGGATCAAATCCACCTGCAGTATATGGATCCCCTTTAGAAGTATATGCTCCACTTGACCCAGGTGCGTTTGCAACCATACTTTCTTTAATGATTTTAATAATCCTATCAAGTGGGGTCATCTTTGTATACTTTTCTGAGTTCTGCTAAGCAATGAATGTCAACTGGAATATCATGAATATATGTTTTGGGGTAATCTGGCATTCGATTCAAAAATATAATAAAAGTTTTCATCACATCCCACAACTCTTTTTCTATTTTGTAAAACAACATTGGTGTTGCTGCTTCTCCAAAAATATTATAAAGAATTATAAAATGATTTATTAAAAGATGAGTTTTTAATTGACCAGAATTTTTATATCTTTTAAGTAATCTTTTGATATACTTAAAATGATTCAAATCTTTATCAAAATCATCTTTAGTGACTGCTTGAGGATTCTCATAGTTTTTTATAGCAAATAATAAAAAATTGTCCTCGTTCAAGTCAGTAAAATACATAAGTTAAATATCTATCATGCAAGTGGATTACCATCATAAATTGGAGTATTACCAGTGGTAATTCCAGACATTGCTACAAGAGTTTCTTTTTTAACTCTTAAGTTGCCATGTTGATCAACATAAGTTGTAACACCTACCCATCCAGAATGAGTAACTGCATATTGAGTGGTTACTGCTGCTGCTGCACCTGCTGCTCCAACACCATATACATGCTCATCAGCAGATGTCTGCGCCTTATTATAAGCAGAGTCAAATACTGTATAAACAGGTGCCTCAGTGATTTGGAATGAAGTAGAGGCAATCGCTGCTCCACTTAGACCAGAGGTTGAAGCAATAGAAAGTTGTGTTGTACTTGCGATACCAACAATTACAGCTTCGCCAAAATATGTTCCAGAACGGTTGCCAAATCTGATTACATTACCAGTAGCAGCAGCACCAACAGCACCAAACGAAGTACCTGCTCCAGTTACTGTTAAAGTCGTATAGTTCAGGGAGACTGTTCCCCCTGCAAACTTAGCATCATTATTTCCCCAGAGTGCCATGTGATTGCCTAAGATAACTATTTTCTTTTTTTATTTATAAAAACACGGAGGTAGAAAAAAGGAGACCCTTACTTTTTAGGTCCCCTTTGGAGTACTACTCTTAAAAAATTAGTAGTCAAATCGAGTAATCCATTTTCTTCAAATCTTTTTGTTTTTGCTAACCACTCAGAGGTAGTTAACAACAGACCAAGAACAATGGTTACTCCCCAGTTAGTTACAAAACAAGTAATCATGCTTGTGGTGTAAAGAGTTTATCTTTTACCAGATCATAAACTACATTGTCAATGCTGTTATCTGTGCTATCAACATACTTCTTGAGTAGGTCAAGAACAAGATTCTTAACTGCAGGATGTGTCGCAATTTGAATCAGAAGTGGTTTTACCACTGCTACTACTGCGCCCATGATGTCCTCCGTATGAGAGTATCCTGGCTTATTTAGTATCAGTCGTATCTAGAATGCATCATGTCCTGTGCTCTTTGGGCATCAGCACGACGCTTTGCTACTTTTTGTGCTGGAGTAACGCTAGGTCCAGGTGTAGGAGCACCCTTTACCTTTTTCTTTCCTCTTTGTTGAATAGCACCACCAGCACCCATTCTACCAGCACCCATAACACTATGCATGTGTCTCATCACTTTAGAGTGCGTGTCATTACCACCCATAGTGCCACCTTTGGTTACTGATTTACCAGTCTTAAGATCCTTGCCAGTTTGCTTCTCATAGCGATTTAGTTCATCAAGTTCAGTTTCTTCTCTATAGTCACCCTTACGTGTTGATAAGATTCTTTCTAACTTTGCTTTAGCATTTAAAGTCTGTTGTCTTTCAGTATCTTTTTGTTTTGGTGATAGTGCTGACTTTGGATCTACTGCTTCTTGTGCTTCAATTTTTTTAGCAATTTTGTGTGCCTTTGTGATAGTAGATTTCTTTAACGGTGGTTTATCACCAGTCTGGTCCATAGCAGCTGCCATACCGATTGCATATGGTTCTCTTGCTGCTTCAGGAACGCAATTTGGAACTTCACGACCATTCTTCATTTTTGTTCCTCTGGCAACTTTACCAGGCCAACACTTACTTGCGCCAACATTCTTACGTGCTTGTGCAAGACCTTCATCGACACTATCACCTTTTGGTTCAAAAGAAGAGTTTTGAAGATGTGCTGCTGCTTTATATGAAGGATGACCTGCACTAAACTTTTGCCATGCTTTAGTGTTTGCCTTTTTATCAGCAGCAGTCACGGTCATTCTTTTATCTTCTGGTTCTTTTTTTTCACCACCATAAACTGCCTCATCCATCTCATAAGAATTGTTGAGAACTTTATGTGCTGCTTTTGCAACTTTTGCTGTTGTCTTTACACCAGATGCTACACCTTTGCCAAATTCAGTTGCACCTTTCGCTGCAACTTTTACTGCTTTACTTGCAGTTGCAGTCGCTGCTCTATGACGCTCCATTCCTTGCTGATACGCCTTAACAGCACCAAGAACACCTTTGGCAATTCTATCTTTTAATGGTTTCTTAGCAGGTTGTTGCTTTTTGGCATTTGCTACTGCAGATTGTCTCTGAAGTGCTGCCTTCATTCCAGATGAATTTGAAGAAGATTTTTCAGATTGTCTTCTTGTTTCCTTTTCTTTACGGAGTCTTTTAATGGCAGCAGTTTTTGCGCCACCCTTCAATTCTCCTACAGATTTGCCACCTTTTGTTTTTGGTTCAATCCTAACTCCACCCGCTCTTGCTTCAGTTAAAGTGAATTCTTCACCAAGTTCAAATACAAACTGTGCAAACTCTTCTAAACCAAGATCTTCAATAAGAATATCAAGACCAGTAGAATTTAATCCCTGCTCATAAAAATATTCTGTTGCTATCTCAATTGATTTAAAAAAAAATTCTTCCTTTAATTCTGGATTGATTACAATTTTATTATCTACGTTTTTTTCTGAAATCTTTTTAACATCTGCATTTGTAGATTTACTAATCACTTCATGAAGATCTTGTCTCCAATCAGAAAGATATGCAGATTCTTTTTTTACACCCTTCTTTCTGGTGTCATTACCATCAGGAACGCCACCTCTTGCTTTTTGAATGGCATTATGAACTGCTCCAGCATGTTCTTTACTACCACTTTCAATCTTACCATCACCATCAAAATCTTTCTTTGCTTTTTTACCACCTGGTTTATGCTGAAGTGCGGCAGCAGTTTGCTCTCCCTTCTTCTTTTCACCTTCATATGGATTGCCATATGAAGTTCCAGTTACAGATTGGATTTGAGGATTAGCTCTCAACTGATGAATTTTAGTTCTAGATGCATATCTACGATATGGTTTTCCATATCCTTTTGCTGGAGTAACTAAAACTTTTTGCTTATCTTCTTCTTCAATAGAATCAACTTCTTCTTTAACTCCACCACCAAAAAGCATTGCTTTTGCAGCATCCTTGACTGGAGCAGAAGCTTTTGAGTTTTGAAGTGTTTGTGTAAACGCTCTCTCTAGAGGAATCCCTTCCCTTCTTGCTTTGTATCTTGTGTCATAAGCAAGTTGTCTTGCTTGCTTCTTAACAGGATCTCCACCAGAATCTCCACCACCTTCAGAGGATCCACCACCAGAAGCAGCAGGTGATTCTTTTTTACCAATTTTTGGCTGAATTTTTGCTTCCATCTCGGTCAGATAAACCTGATGGAGGTCAGTGACAATATGCTGTAAATTTGCCATTCCTCTAAGTTTTATTTTTTGCCTTGTATTTATTTATGAAATTTCTAATCTTCTTTGTATCCGACATCTTCATGGATCCATGCTTTAAACATTTCATCATTCTCAGTAACACAAATCAAATGATTAGTCCCTTTGCGAACTATCTTACCAATCATACCATTTTTCAAACTTTCAACATATGTGCCTTCATTGAAAATTTGACCAGAGATGTATTTTTCTCTTAATTGTTTTTCTTTATCCCTATCAATATTCTCCGATGGATTAACTTTTACTTTATTTTTTCTGGCAAAACTAGGATTTTGTGTTGCAACAGGTCTTTGATTTGCTTGAGTTCTAACTTGACCTGGATCTTGTTTACCCAGAACTTGATTCTGGTTATAAAATTTTAATCTTCCAGCAACATTTTTAGCAATAAATTCCCCAGTGTTTTTATCATGGTATCCACCATGTCCATCTGGAACTAAACCGAGTCTCCTGCTTTGAATACTAGCAAGAGATCCAGTTTCTTTAATGAACTGAGAGAATGATTTCTTCATAATTATCTTGATATACAAATATTTATCAATTCAAATTTCCTTGTTTCCTCTTTTTGTGAGGTATGCACGAGACCAGACTCCTCCTCGTACACCATATATAGACTTATTTTTAATCTTAATTCTACGAGATCTTTCACCACTACGAACACCAAGGGTTGGTTCGTAATCACCAGTAAGTAATGTCAGGTTGCCCTTTTTAACGACTTTAGAACTAAACTCCAATCTAATCGAAGTGCCCAATTTACTCAACCTTGGGGTTCCTTGAACAAAAAAATCTACACTATCATAAGCAGAACTGTTTTGAAAATTCTTACCAAACACAGCTTGTTTTTTTAATTTATTATCATTAATCTCTCTCCAAACGGATTGGTATTCTTTTTTATAGGTATCCCAGTTATCAATTATAACTTCTTTAAAATCTTCAACTTCAGAATGATTCCCTATTTCAGCACCTGCTCTTTCTGTTATCCCACCATATTGTTGGAAATCTGTAGCAGTACGTCCTTTTTTATAAGATAAAAATCCTATTTCATCTCCAGAATAATTTACAATCACAAAGTCTGCCTTTTTAGTTCCAACTCCACCAACAAATCCAGCAACATTTTCAAAATCAATATTACCTATCCTCAAAGTAACTGGAGTTCCACCTCCAAGTTTTTCTATTTCCGAATTAACTTTTTTTATAACTTCAACTTCATTACTATCTCTAGGTGCTCTTTTTAATTCTGGATTATTAATAAAAACATATTGCAACAGGTTGTTCCACATGTAAGAACCTTTAGCATCTTTAAATAAAAACTTATCTTTAAATTTAAAGATTATTCTTAAAACTTTTTGTTTTAAAATTGCAAATATTGTATCTGCAGTGTAATTATGCGACATTCCTAAGAATATACTTTTTTATATTTAGATACCCAGTATAGGACTTGAACCTACACACATTAAAGTAACAGGACCTAAACCTGCCGCGTCTACCAATTCCGCCAACTGGGCAATTACAAAAAGTTTTGAGTATATTCTGTGTCTGTAATATAATCTATACACAGAACAGATCTACAAGAACTCATATTATTTTCTACCCTATGTTTAGACATGGGGTGAAAAATGTAAAACTTCTTATTCTCAAATTTTTTAGTTTCTATATTTCCAGATTCATCCATTATTTGAATAAATGAATCTTTAGTATCATTAGGATCTATGTCTAAACCCCATATGATTCTTAGTAATTGTACTCCTGGAATGTAGTCTTTGTCAACATGCCAATCAAGAGACTGTCCAGGATCCAATGCATTAATTGCACATGCATCGGTCAATCCAACTTGCAGTAAAACATTAGTGAGTGTTGGAAGCACTCTCGTATTAAAATCTACCTCTGCCCTTTCTGCAAACAATGGTGCAAGATGCCATCCATATTTTGTTTGATCTCGTTTCTCTGCAGAAAAATAAGAAGAATATCCAATAGGATATCCTTCTCCACGGTTATCGATAAATCTTTCTTGTTGAGCAGTAAAATCTCTAAATTCTAAGTCATTTAAATTATTTTTATATTCTTGATGTATGGCATCATAATTTTGATTTAATATATCAAGATTTGGATAAACCTCTAAATGAGATAAGAATTTAGACATATATTATCAGAGATCGCCTTTAACTCTATTTTCAGAGCGGTAGACATCAAATGCACCTTCTGGATAACGAGCACTTAATTTTTCATAGTTCATTTGAAGGACTTCTTCAAAGTCTGTTCCCAATGCCATAAATGCTTGGGCAAGATACCAACAAATATCTCCAAGCTCACGCTTTAGATGAAACTCATTTTCTTCAGTATATGGTTTTCCTTGAAGAATAATTTTTTTAATTACTTCAGTAAATTCTCCTGCTTCTGCAGACATTCCAAGAGCTGCAGTAAGAAGACGAGGAACGTCAGCGTCTGTAGATGCCTCCAGTTCGGTCATTCGGGACAACAAGCTTGAAATGTCACTGCTCGCTGGACTCGTAGTTTGACGAACAAACTCAATATATTTTTTAGTATCAATAACTTTATTTTCACTCATAGTAAATTCAGTAGAACCATCAGGATGACTTTTTTTCGTAATCGTAACTGTCATAATTTTTTTAGATACAGTTGCAGTTTACCAGATAATATTAGTTTTGTCTAGTGTTTCCATAATGAATAACCTTTAAATTTTTTGATTTAAATTTTCTCCACGGATCAACTACTACACTGCCTTCTGGAATTTCACAGTATAGTTCATCACTTTCTGGGGCATCCCAATACTTATATGTTGTAGTTGCGCTATGTGCTAACAAAAAAATTGCAGGTTTATCAGAAGTATAAACATCTCTTGTACCAGGATCAACATAAGAAACTGCTTTACCAAATTCTTTACAGTAGTGCCCTATCAACAAACTATAACTTCCATCAAGATGTTTAACTCTTGGTTTATATGATTTACCGTGAATAACAATAGGAAGATTATGTTGATTAGAAAGAGTTACTAGATACTCAGCAAGATTTTTTGCTTGAATTTCTCTAGACTTCATAACAGACTCAAACATATCATATCCCAAACCCAATTTTTGAGACAGATATCTAAGTGCAATGTTATCTCTTGGATGACATGCGCCCCCATCACCCATACCTGCTGTCATATAGGATGAATTAATAATTCTAGTTCCAGCAGAACACAATGCATTCGTAACTACATCTACATTGATGTTGCCTTGTTTCATTGCAACATCCTGAATCATATTTACAAATCCAATTTTAGTACTAATAAAAGTATTATAAAAAACTTTTATACATTCACATTCATCCCACGTCCCTACAAAATATTTTGGATTATTCTCCATAATAGTTTTATAGAAGTTGATTAATTCTTTAGCATCTCCAGTAGTAGATCCATCTTCAGTACCAATCATAACCATTTCAGGATTGACCATATCCCACCCAACGGTCCCCATTGCAATCAAATATGGATTATAAACAAATCTTGCATTTGACATCAATGGAACAAACTGCTCTCTGGTAGTGCCAGGTAATACAGTAGATATTAATACAACTAATTGTCCTTTTGCTACGGAATTTACTTCGGTTAAACATTCCTTTACAATTGAATAATCAAAATCTTTTGGTTCTAAATGCATTGATGGAGTGCTTCCATCATAATCTGGATGATGTGGTGTTGGTACTGCAATAAAAATAATCTTGGATTTTTGAACTACCTCTTCTATTGAAGAGCAGATATTAATTAATCCACCACTGCGATATTCTACATCGTATCCATAAACGGTATGATTTTTAGTAGCAATTTCTGATGCACATGGCAATCCAAGTTTACCAAGACCAATAAATCCAATGTTCATGCTTCTCTTTCTAGATCTAATGTTACGCAGTGGAATCCTCCACTAAGAGTTCTTTGGTGCCTCATTGGAAGCATTGCACATTCAATACCATAGGTCTCTAATATTTTTCTTGTTGGATGTTGATGCTCTTCCAATGCAACCAAATTTGGTGTAACACTAAACAAGTTCATGTTACACCACTCTGAAGCATTATTATAACCTGGATAGTATCCAATGTCTACTGGATCTGGGGCATTGATTATATCCCAAGTATTAAATGGATGTGGAAGCATATCTCTATTTTTAACTCTAGTTGGATTGACCATCATTAAACCCTCTCTTAAAAATGCAATCGTTGTATCAATATGAACAAAAGTATAAATGTCTTTTACGATCCTTACTGTTGCTGTTGATCCAAGATGATTTTGAAGTATAGTTGCACCAGCAACGTTTCCACTATTAGAGACCAAATACAAAACTTCATTGTTTGCACGTATTGCATTTGCCGCATCAAACGCTGGGGTAAGTTCTGTCAAAGCAAGAGTGTCTGGATCTCCAATACACTCTTCATTATAAAGATCCTCATGATATGAACATGGCATTTCAATTGGATTTGTAAGGTGATGTCTAAATGATCTCCAATTACCTCTTCTTGCTCTCAACGGTTGAGGAGTTGCAAGAGCAAGATCTCCATGTAAAAACACACAGTCTCTTGGGCAATAATTATAATACTTTGTCACTTCTCTTTTTGGTCTTAAAACGTCTACTCTTTCATTACGCAAAAAAGAACAAAAAGTCTCAAGATCTTCATTAGCTTCGTCAATAACTTGTTGTGGATATAATCCAGTTTTTACATCAGAAACGTCTTTAACTCCAGCATAATTAATTGTCCTCAAACTTTTGTCCATTACTGGAATTGTTGCATAGTCAGCAACACCAACAATTACCTTTTTTAATTTGTCCCATTCATTTTTTGCGTACATAATTCAACTCGTAGTTAAAACCATTTGATGATCATTATCTTTACCATATGTAAAGAACTCGTCCAAAGTAAATTTTAAATGCTCTTTCATCCACCAATAGTAATAGGCGCATCTAGATTTTTGATGGTGCAATCTATTGATTTCTATTCCATATTCAGTACTAGATAACTTATTGTTTGTTGTGATTAATGGAATAGAATATGTTCTTCCCGTATGTCCTATAAAATAATCAACAGTGGTTGAAGATTTATTGAACTTATCTATAGCAACTGTTCTATCAAATTTATATTTTTCTCCTCGGCAGTGTAAATTCAATATCTTTTCAACATAATCCCTTGTCATCATAACAGGTCCAAAAAAACTATGCCGCAATTTTGGATGTAAAAAGAATGGAATAAATTCTTGAGATTCAAATCCAAGTTGAATACAGTCCCAATCATATGGAAGTCTGTTCATAAGATATGTCCAATCAAAATTCCAATACTCCAATAAATTTAAATCATAATCATCTTCCATCAACAATAAGTATTCATCATCTCTAGTGTTTATCCATTTTTTCATAAACTCTAGATGAGTTACAGCATTCCCTAATGCATATGCAGGTATTCCAGTGACCGCACCAACAACGTATTTTGATCCCCACTCATCAAGATTAGATGCTAAAAATTTTGACGCAGAGATCCTCGTAAATTGTAACTTCCAATAATCAAACTGATCTTCCATATAAGTTCTTCGATCAGTTCTATTATCTAAATTTACATAGTGAATATGTGGAAAATTTTTAAGTTTATTTTTTAAATCCATCATCTCAAATAATGTATAGTTTTCTTTACCATTCCCATATCATTCTGTTTTCCATATGTAAAAATCTCATCCAAATTATGTCGTTTACTATCATTCCTCCACCAATCATAATATGCTAGTCTACATGCCTTTACTATACTGTATCGTTTAGTATTCTTGCTAAAAAAGTCTGTATGATTTGGAAACATAGGTAAACAATATGTCTTGCCACAATGTCCTATAAAGTAATCAACTGTTCCCGAATTTAATCCAAAATTTTTATTAGCAATATAATTTGTCAATTTATACCTTTCTTCTTGGCAATGTAGTTTGATTAATTTTTTAACATATCTTCTATTCAACATTGCCATACCAAAAGTATGAGCTGGCATGATAGGGTGGAGATAAAATGGAATATAATTAATATTTTCAAATCCTAGCATTAAGCAGTCCCAATCATATGGGATTCTAGTATTAATGTATTCCCAATCAAATTGCCAATAGATATCTAATCCAAAATCAATAGTATCTTTTGAAATAATAACTTTTTCTTCTTCAGTATTATAAAACCATTCCTTTAAAAACTCTAAAACTGTTATCGAATATGCAGCTGTTGTAACTGGCAATTTATAATTTTTTATATCAATCAATAAATTTTTCCATTCAGATACATTATCTTTAGTATATTTTGAAGTGGTTACTCTTTGATAATTTTCTACTTTTAAATTACTAAGACTTCTATCCATATGCTCATCCAAGTGAGCATTATTATCGGAATTAAAATAATATATCGTTGGAATATTTTTTAGTTTATATTTTAAATCCATAATAATTTAAACTAACACATCATTAAATTTTTTCTTAAAAGTATTTATGAGTCATTTTCTAAAGTAATCAAGATACACTTCACCATACAATTCTGCACCCTTGTTTGTTATATCATATGTCCTAAATCTATCTGGTTTTAGAATCATTTTATCATGTTCAATTGATCCAAATGTAAAAAATTGATCCAAGCTATAATTATCTCGTTCATGTTGCCACCAAAAATAATAGGTGTTTCTTGCCATAATATCACCCTCCTCTCTAAAAAATCTTTGGATGACACTATTATTTTCAAAACTACCAAAATTAGGATTTATTGTAATTAATGGCACACAATATGTTCTTCCAGTATGAACCATAAAATAATCAACTGTTCCAGATCCAGCAACGTCATTTTGCCTATTCCATGCTGCATTACAGACAGTGTTGACTAACTTATATTGATCTCCAACACAATGTAAGTCTAAAAGTTTTTCTACATAGTTCCTATTCAAAAGAACTGGACCGAAATCATGTGCATCTTCAATTGGATGTAAATGAAATCTTAATCCTGTTGGATTCTCAAACCCCATTAAAAGACAATCCCAATCATAGGGTAATCTTTGAATCAGTTCATTCCAATCAAAATGCCAACGATCAATTAATCCAAGATCATAATCATCTTCCATTAGAATTACATATGGATCTTTTGTATTTTTATACCAGTTCTTCAAGAAATCTAAATGAGTTACAGCATTTGCGGCGATAGGAACTAAAAGATGATAGTCTTCAATGTCAGATATCAAATGCTTCCATTTACCATTCTCAGACGCAAGGTATTTTGTTCCAGAGACTCTTGAATGCTGTATTCCATATTTTTTAAATTGCCTCTCCATCCACTTTCTTCTGTCATCTCGATTGTCAAGATTAAAAAAATAGACATGAGGCATACCTGCCAATTTATTTTCTATATCCACAATAGAAGACCCTCAGATTTATCTTTAAAAACATATGGTTTTTTTGTAGATATATCAAACATCACTTCCATTCTCCACTCATCATTTTTATTATAATGAAAAAATTCAAAAGAAGAATAAGATTTGCTTCTTATTGACCACCAATAATCTATTGCCTCTGATGATAGCTTATCGACAAGATCATTAACAGTATCACTACCAATAAACTCCTCATTTAAAGAAAATATTGGTAACGTATATGTAATTCCCAAATTATAAAAGAAGTTGTGGAGACCACCATATTCAAAATCTGGAATTGATTTATCTGGTGTATGATAGTGCAATAAAAATTTACCGTCTTTATAATGATAGTGCTTTAATCTTTTAGCAAAATATCTACTAATCATATAACAATGGCAAGATCCACTGTCACTCTCCCATGGATGTAGATGCATTTTTATTTTTCTTTCTGCAGAACTAAAAAATTGAATGCAATCCCAATTGTATGGGAGATTTTTCATTAGTAGATTCCAGTCAAAAAGCCAATTATTAACTGCGTCAAATTTAATATTATCTTCCATAAAAATACAAATTTCAGATTCATTAGAATCATACCATTCTATAACTGAGTTTATTGTATTTAATGTTAATGCCAGTTCTGATGGGGATTGTACTAAATTATCATCTAAAACTAAATCTTTCCACTCATTATAAGTTTCTTCTTTATACTTTTTTTCATGTCTTTTATAATCTTTAATTCCCCAACTCTTAAATTGATTTTCCATATACATCTTTTTATCAAGATGCTGATTATCATTTAAGTAAATTATTTTTGGAATTCCATCCAATTTACTTGATATAGTTTTAAAATTAATTTCTAATTCATCCATCATTTTGGCAATACCTTCTTATCATATTGTGGCAACTGAACCTGCATCATCTCATGTACAGATCCACCATAACTCAAGATATCATCAACACTATACTTATGACTATTATTTTCCCACCACTTTTTAGTGCATGATGTTGCTAATATGTCGTAAATTTTATTATGGTATGCACTAATAATAGGATCATACTCTTCATCATTTTCTATATTTTCAATCCTATTATCTGGCGCTATTGCTAGTTTTGGATCTAAACAAAATAATGGTAAAGTATATGATTTTCCTATTTGATACAATAAGAAGTCATCACTACTATAGGATTCCCTGGGAACTTTCATATCTCTTAGACTATTGTTAAGTTTAAAAGTTCCATCAGGTTTTAGATGTATCTTCATTAATTTCTCAACAAAAAATCTATTAACTATAAAACAAGCAGCAGAAGAACTATGCCATTCTCTTGGATGCAAATGCATTTTTAAAACATGATCATGACAATAGTAAAACTGAACAATATCCCAATTGTAAGGAAGTCTGCTCATTACAGTATTCCAATCAAAAGGCCAATATTCAACTAAATCAAAGCACAAATCATCTTGCACAATCATACAGATTTCAGATATTCCAGACTCATACCATTCAATAAGTGTGGTAAATTCGTTCATCACAATTGATGCGTCTGATGGCGCTAACAACATAAGGTCTAACTTATGTGCCCATTCATCAATTTTAGCAGTGGAAAATCTAGATGCAGAAACTCTAGTAAAATCTGTTACTCCCCACTTTTTAAACTGACCCTCAATATGTTCCTTTCGATCGATCCTATGATCTAAATTAAGATAAAATATTGGAGGAAGACCTTTTAACTTATTATCTAAATTCATTTTTTAAATACTCTCATATCTGGCAAAAATGGATAATTCAAATAACAAAATCTTTTTGGTTCTTTTGATTTAACTTCTTCAAATTTTTGAATTCCCAGAGATGCTGTTTCTGGGGTCATATAATAATGATACCCTATGATATCTATATCCTGTTCTCCCCAAGGTTTATCATTAGTTCTACCATCATAAGACATTTTTTTAAGAGTATCATATGCATCTTTATTATCCAATAATATCATTCCACCTCGACCAAGATTTAAATGCTTTTTAAATTGAAAACTCAAACACATATAAGTTCCAGGAATATATGTATTTTCTTCCCATAAAACAGCAGCATCAATTATATTAGTATTCCAAATATGATAATAATCGTGCCACTTATAATTTTTTTTCCAACTCCATTTTAACCCAAGTTTTTCTGCAATGAATGGTAACGATATGTAAGTTTGTTCAGGTATTTGTATTTGGTCATACTGTTCATATCTTAAGCACAACTCTATTGCGTGTGTACAACAATCAGTTGCTACAGCATAAGGAGAACCAAAATAATCTGCAATGGTTCTTTCAAATTTATCTACTATATCAAATTCCATTTTCGTACATCTCAAAGTCATCTTGATAGAGAGTTTTAAATTCTGTCAAATTAGTTTCAACATATTCTTGATAGATCTTTTTACATATTGCAGTATAATTTGGCATAAAATATTTTGAATTTCTCAAATGTGGAATTTGTAATGATTTATATCTAATTTGCAATTCTTCAGAAATATTATTTTTTATAAAAGAATTAATTTTTTCGTTTAAATTATTATCTAATTTTATTAATGTAAGATCGCCATTATTTTCAAAACACAATCTTAAAAAATTTTTTTGGGGAGCAGTATGTTCATCGTAAATATATTTTTTATTTTGAACTTGTTTAACAACCCATTCTATTGGTGGTTTATATCTACACATGAATTCATTTAATCCAGATATCCATCTACTAACTGGATCTCTAGTTATTGCAAAAAATTTATGATCGGACTCTACAAAATATTGTGCTAAAAAATCTGGATCTTTTGCTCTTGGTAATTTATCTAATGGCATAAAATATTGACATTGAGTATCAAATGCAGTTGTAACAGATGTACTTCCACATTTATCAATGTGCATATAAACTAGTTTATAGTCCTTAGACCAATAACAATTTATAAATCCTTCTTTATGTATTGCTTGTCCAGGAATTCCCTTTTGCAATTTAAATGTAAAAGTAGAGCAATATTTAGAATGTTGCTCTACAATATCATCTATTACTGCTCTTCTTTTTTGCATAATGATAATGTTGCTGTAATTTGCATCGTATATCTATCTTCCATCCCAAGATTGGCAGCTAAATGAGAGGTGTCTCCTCTCCACCAAACATAGTTTCCCTTTTGCCATTTAACATAAGGTTCTCTATTCAATTCAAAATAATGTCCAGTTTTCCAGTCATCTAAAAATATTAAAATCCTACAAATATTATTTACATCTGGTTCACCGTATATTTCTCTAAACCTAGGATAAGTATCCTCATGCTCTGGCATGATTGTTCCTGGAGGCATACAATAAAGAGACAATGAGGTATCTTTTAGGAAATACCAATTGTCTCCGTCTTGAATATACTTTTTTTTAAATACTTTTACAATATCATGGGACCATTCTGGAACACCGCGATATTCTTCTCTTAGAAGTCCAGTATAATTTACATAAAGATGTCCACGTTTTTTCCAAGATTCTACAATCTCATCACTAGGAAATTGCCTTCTTGCTGGATATTCTATGGATTTAAAATCTCCAATTAATTCTGGATTTATTTTCTTCATATTATTCAAAATTAAAAGCACTAAATTTATTTTTTAATGAAGATTTTTTTTCTTCATACTCATACTCTTCTTCATGACCATTATTTACAATATCATTTTGAGCACTTTGTTCACAATCATACAATCTCATCTTTGCTCTGTCAATACCAAGAACAAACCGTTTATAGATTGTAGGATCATTATATCTATTCTTAAGTTGCTTCACCATAATTTGTCCCAACTGCTCCAACTCTTCTGTACTAATAAGAGCAAACATAAGATCGGCAGTAGCAGGCAAACCAAAGGATTCAGAAGTATCAGTAAGTTCAACATCAGAATTGCCATAACCTGAACGAGTAGTCTGAGTGGCAGACACAATGGGTACATTAAATTCCACTGCGAGACCCCTAAGCTCTTCCGCGATTGCTTTGACGAAAGTATAAGAGTTGATATTACTATTTCCCCTATACCTAGAGGAAGCACAAATATTGAGATAATCAATAAAAATAATATCAGGTCTAAATGACTTCTTAAGTGCAAGTTCATTAAGAAGTGCTTTAAAATGACCAGCATGTGCAGATGCAGTCGGATACTCTTTAATTATAAGATGACCCTTTGTTTTGTTAACAAGATTGTTAATCTTTGTCTCAAACATTTGTTTTGGTAGATCAATCAATTCTTGGATTGGGACATTAAGAAGGTTGGCGTCAATTCGTTCAGCAATTCGTTCCTCCGCCATTTCAAGAGTGATGTAGAGAACGTTCCTGCTTTGCAATAAGACGGAAGCAGCAACATGGCACATAAAGAGACTTTTTCCGACACCCGTACCAGCAAGAGCGACATTGAGAGTCTTATTAGGTAAACCACCTTTTGTGATTTTGTTAAAGTATTCAAGGTCAGAAGTCATAGCGTTCTTCATAATTTTGTAAGTAATCGTGCCCAATATTATTATCAAAAGATACTGCCAGAGCATCAGACAAAATACTTGGAATGGCATCACGATTTTTCTTTTCGTCGTTACCATCAGCAATATGGATAGATTCCATGAGAGCAAGATAAATGGCACGATCACGACACCACTTTTCGGTTATATCAAGTAACCATTGTTGATCTACTGGAGAGTCATTAAGAAAATTATTAATTTCCCTAATCTCCTTAACTTCAGATTCTGTAAGATCTGTTCTCTTATCAACTTCAATGTTTAGTGCTTCAATCGTTATTGATGAACCATACTTAACAATGAATTGAACAATTTCTTCAAAAATTGTTTTTTCTGATAGGGATTCAAAATAATTTGGTTGTATAAATGGTATGACTTTACGGGAATAATCTTCATTAAATACTAGATTTCTGAGAATAGTGGTCTCAATTCGTTCCATAAGAGAATTCTTTGTTTGCGACAGCATCAAGTTGCTGCATTACTTCTTCGGTAAAATATTGATCTGGGTTTTTCAAGATTTCCTTCCCATAAATTTTTTTGCCATTGATCTCATAACGTCCTGCTACATTCTTCCAGAGTCCACCAATCTCACCAAGTTCCAGAAGACCATAGTAACGATCAAGGCCGCGCTCATCATAATAAAGACGGACTTCAACATCTTTGTTCTCCTTACTCAAACGCGATTTAGCAGTCTTAGCTTTGATAATATTGCCGACCACTTCTGTTCCATCTTTCTCTTTTTTCTTGCTGAGATAGATGATCGTACTTGCTGCGTACTTGAGTCCAGAACCTCCTCCCATTTCTTTAGTTGGTACGTAAGCTCCGATGACATCGTATGTATGATTTGTGACAATGAGCGGGACATTTGCTTGACCTAGTTTAAGAGTGAGCATTCGGAATGCACCTTTGACCAGTTGAGATTTGGTCATATCACGAACTTGCTTGTCGTTCAGCGCATCAGTGATTTCTTTTTCAGTTGAGAGCATTCCCAAAGAGTCTAGCACAAACATACATGGTTTGCGTTCTTCTACGGGTTTTTTTAAGTATAGGTCTACTGCTTTGAGTGCTTTTGTACGAAACTCTTCAATAGTAACAACGTTAACAACAACCAGACGAGAAGTATCAATTCCACGGGATTCTACAAGTGATTTGGTAATAGCGGCTTCAGTATCAAAATAGAGACAATAACCATCGGGGTGAGTATCAAGAAAATTCTTAACCACGGCGAGAGAAAAGAAAGTCTTTCCAGTACTAGACTCTCCAGCAATAGCAGTAATCTTATTCCCAGATACACCACCAAATATGCTACCTGAAACCAGTGCATTAAAAATGTACGAACCCGTGTCAACATAAGTTTCAGTCTCATCAATATCGGATGCTAATTTAGTATAGTCATCACCGATTTCCTTTACAATATCTTTAAGAAAGTCCATCAATTATCTCCAATAAAAACATAATCTGGATTTTGAGATTTAAAAATCTCTACCGCTTCTTCGGTTTTAAAAAACTTAAAGAGTGTTGTGTTTGGAAACTCTTTGAGATAATAATTCAGTTTAATCATCATGCCACCATCCCGTATTGTTCACGAAGAATTTTTTTATAAGGTAAACCCTGTTCTTTAAGTTCTTTTACAAGTTTTAGTTTATGATACAAAGCAGCATCTCCACCAAAACCAAGTGCTTTTACAATTGTATCAAGTTCTTTATCGTTGATAGGAAGATCCATTATGCAAAAAATGATTCAAGGTTTACAGTTTTTTCTACACTCCACCCAATCGCATCTAGAATTGTTCGGAGTGGTTCTACAAAACTTTTTTCAAATTGTAGGTCATAGTCAATGTATTTGTCAAGTTCAAATTCCACAGGAAAATCTTGAATAAAAGATATTACATTTTCCCTTAGTGGATTTGGTTGTTTCAAATAACAAAATTTAATTTTTTCTCCATTATTAATTAAAGAATATTTGTTGGATAATTTTTTATCTTTAACATAATAATTAAACAATAAAGCACCCCTGATATGAATTGGTGTTCCTTTTATATAAATTGAATTTGGACATTTATATTTTTGAACGTCAGATGCAGTTCTGGGGAATGAGATTTGTTCTGGTGGCAATGTTTTAAATGTTTTACGAGATTTATCAATAAAGTCAATTACATCATCTTCAGTAGCACTCATCATCAATTTAAGAGCATCTTTAATCATCTGACGGCAAGGTGCTGGAGTTGATGATTTGATTGCTTCTAATCCCATGATTTTAAGTTTAGGTTGTTCATATCGAACACCTTCACTGTCCCAGACATTCAAGATGTAACGCTTTTTAGCAGTCCAGATTCCACGTTCAGCAATGTTCTCGCGCTTCATCTGCATCTTCTGGTCGTAAGCATTTACATACTCAGCCAGTTCTTGGTAGCAACCTTCAATATACTTTTCAAGTTCCACTTGACAGACCTTATCAAGGAACGAAACAACGCCTTCAGTAGTTTTCTCTCTTCCCTTGTATACACTTTCAACCAGAGGACCCATATTAAGATAAATGGAATCGGTATCAGAAGCAATGACATAATCCACCTCTTGAGTTTTTAGAATCTTATTGAGATAGGCATTCATCTTGTTCTCAATCCAACGGATAGAAACCTGACCAGACAAGGTGATTGCCTCAGCGTTTGCTAGTTTGTAATAACGGAAATACTGATTTCCGATAGCACCATAAGCAGAGTTAAGTTGAATCTTCCTCGCCATTTGGATGTTGTTGCATCGTGCAATCTCCTTTTCCAACTCCTTTGTCTTTTTCTTTTCATATTCTTGTTTGGCAGCAAGCATCTTCTTTTTGTAGATGGTACGATCTTTATAGATCTTTTCCATCAGTTCTGGTAGGAACCCACGCACATCTTTACGGAACATTGCTCCGTTAGCACAAACTGCATAATCAGTATATCTAGCAAAATCAATTTCCTTATTCAAAATTTTATCAACTGTAGTTGTTGGGTGCTTTTCTTCAACCAAAGTTTCTGGCGATATGTTGTACTGCATAATAAGGTGTGGATATAGTGAGTTGAGGTCAAAAGATACAACCCAATCATACTTTCCAGGAATAGGTTCCTTAACATATGCACCAGCATACTTAGAATCCTTATCTGTTCTTTCTTTAGGTGGAATAACAATATTCCTTTCTTTTAGATAGTTAAAGATAATAGTATCCCACATTCTAACTTGATAAAAAACATCCTCATAATTTACTTTTGCGTCATATGCCATCGTAATGGCAAGTTCAATCAACTTCATCTTGTCTTCCAAACGGTCAACAAGTTCCACGTCAATGATGTTGTACTCTACAAACTTCTGCCATCCTTTGGTATAGAAGTCTTTGAATGTATCAAACTCAGAGTGGTCAAGTTTTTTCTGACCAAGTTCTACATTAGCAATGTGATCCAAACGATATGATTCTTGATTTGTATAAGTAAACTTTTTATACAAATCAAGGTAGTCTAACTGGGAGATTCCACCAATATCATAAGAGAGTTGTTTTCTGCCAGAGATAAAAATTTCCTGTTCAGTAACTAGTCCCCAAGGAGATAATCTCTTCATCAATTTTTCACCCAATACACGATCCAAACGACGAACAATATACGGGATATCATATAGTTTACTATTCCATCCAGTAATTACTTCTGGAGTATTGTCCATCCACCAATTAATAAAATCATTTAAGAGATCATATTCGTTATTAAATCTTTTATAGTAAAGGTTTCCCTTGTTTAATTTAAAAGGACCTTGACCCCAAGTAATAATTTCTTTAGTTGTATAATCTTGAATCGTTATAAGCAACACTTCTTCAGCAGCATTTTGTACATCTGGAAATCCGTTCTCAGATGCAACCTCAATGTCAATGGTATACAATTTAATTTTGCTGATATCAAATTTTATTTCAGATTCATTGTATTTTTCGGAAATATATTGATAGATATATCTTTCATTACCGTAGATTTTAAATCCATCTACTCCTTCATATTTTTTTATAAATTCTCTACACTCTCTAACAAATCCAGGTTTTATTGCTTCAACATATTCACCCGACAAAGTTTTATAATTTGTCTTTTTATTAGAAGGGACAAAAAGAGTCGGGGTAAATTTCTCTCGGGTCATGAAGTTCTTTCCGTCTTCATATCCCCTTACGAGAAATTGATCCCCGACCATTTGGACGTTGGTATAAAACCTCATTACTTGGTCAAGCCATCATACAGTTCCTTGATTCTAGCAGTTGGTTCGGCAATGGTCAAGATCTTATCAGAGTGAATCATAAACTCATTTTGTTTTGTAAGTTCTCCCAACCAAGGTTGCAAAGTCCCATCACTAATAATGTTAAATGGATCCACTAACTTACAATCTGGTTCACCAATATCAGCAGATTCTACTTCTTCGATTTGAGAAATAACAGTTCCACCAGACAGAAATATAATTACTTTTGAGTCTTTCATATCAGCAATCCTCACATGCATCGGTTAAAACAATAGACTGATCTTGTGGTTCTTCAACTTCTTCGGTTTCTCTAAGAATGTCAACCATATACATTCTATGCAGTTCATCTACTGGATCAATAAAAGTAACAATCCAATCCAAAGGAACAGGAAATCTAATACCTTTACCAAGAGGAATCCAAGGACTCAATTTAATATCAAAAGATGCTCCACCAGTTGATTTATTAACCTTAGGTTCACTAGTTTTTACTAAGCATGGTTTGATAAAAAAGTATCCAACTACTTTATCTTCAAGTAGCATTTCTTCCACTCTTGTTACAATTTGCTCTCCTGTTTTTACAACAGCTAATTTAATTGCCATAATTTTAAAATCTTTTCCTTAAATACTAACACAAAAAATAAAATGGGGCAAGTGCTGATAGTTGCCAGCGATGCCCCTATTGTGCCGACGATATTTGGGTGTCCCCAGATTTATTTATTCACCATCTCCACCATCGCCACCGCCAGCATCACCACCAGATGCACTAGAAGCAGATCTTTTAGGAACTGCTCTTCCAGCACCAACATTGGTTACTCTATTTTTAGAATAAACTTTATGTGGTTTTGCTCCTACAAACTTTATGGTTTTAAGTTCTAGAATAAATTGCTGAAAACTTTTCATGGAGATGTTTTTATTTTATTTAGAGATAGTCCTTACGTGCGTGATGATCAGGAACAATTTTACCAAGTTTTACTGTTAACAATCCATCCTCAAATAAGACTTCCCGAACTTCCGTGTCGTCGGATAGTGTCCACGCTCTCTTGAAAGATCGTTGAGCCAATCCTTTATGGACGTAGTTGGTATCAGATTCTCTGTCCTCCTTCTGTCCTTCGACAAAAAGTTTTCCATACTCTGTGTATACATGTACTTCCTCCTTTTTAAATCCAGCAAGTGCAATTTCTAATCTCGATTCAACATTGCTCAGTTGAACAAGATTGTAAGGGGGATAATTAGAAGTTGTTTCATGAAGATTAAAAAGACGATCAAAGTATTCATCCATCCCAATACTGTTGCGTGTGATTCTATCCATCAGTGCAGGAAGATCCGACGCAGTATAGCGCATGAGGTTAGTCATTATGGTAGCTCCTTTAAAAGCGAGTTTGTGTTTTGTGGACCCTTACGGCATCCATTACTAATTATACAAGAAAGCATAAAAAAGGGAGTGTTGAACTCCCTACAAAATCATTCGGTTTCTTCCACTTTTTTCTTTTTAGAACCAATATTGTATTTGGTTTCCAGAATCCAATCACCTTTGTCCTTATAAGCAAGAACTTTGATTTGATTCAGGGGAGCGATGTCCTGTATTTTAGTTACATCTACAATCGTAATCAGACCCCAATCAGCAAGAAGTTGGGCAATACGATTACGACGCTGAACATCATTCACTGTCAGATTAGCGTGCTTACCATCAAGGGCAAACAATTCCTTAAAGTGAACCAGATAATATCTGCCTTGCTTATGAAGAATATGGCAAGACTGATAGATTTTCTTTTCCTTCCGTGATGCGACTCCAATACGGGTCAAAGTTTCACGCACTTTCAAAAAGTCATCAGGTTCGTTAAGAACCACTTCCACCATTTGATCGGGCGTCCACTTCACTTCAGGTTCTTGAACGACACTCATTTCTTTCCTCCAGTTTCAAATTTCGATTTAATAAAAGTAAGTTGTTCTTCTGTAAGAATCCTCAAAGCTTGTTTTGCCTTTTCATTACTATAACCATAGTAACGCTTAACATAATCAAGATCTTTGATTGTATCTTTGCGGAGCCAGGGAGAAAATCTCTTCTTTTTCCTCAGACTATTTAGCATAAAGTCATATTGTAGTTTCTTGGCGAGGAAATGATACTGGTTCATTTCATTTGCAAATAGCACCGAATCTAAATGTCCAGAGAAACAACGATTAATAATATAAGGAGGATATTCCTTCTCAAGTGAAGGATCTTCGTCAATCAGGTTCTCTTTCGTCTGATTGATACTGTTCAACCAATCCTTCAATTCCATAATTAAAAAGTAGTAGTTCTTTACGATTTTTTTGCTCACGCATATATTCGCCAACAGAACGCATTGTGTAAGTAAGGTCAAACTCGGCAGCGTTCCAGTTCTTAAACCGATCTTTGACAAGTTGGTCAGAATTATAACTTACCAACTGATCCATATTGTTAGCATCGCAGTCAGCAGCAAACTTATCGTGATCAAATCCTTTGTGCATTGATCCCTTACGCCCATAGAGGTTATCCTTAATATCATAAGGAGGATCGAGATACACAAAAGCACTAGTCTCTCCATCCAACAAATAGTCGTAGGAATAGTTAGTTATACGCCATTTTTCAATCAGTTTAGAATACGCAGGCAACTTTTCAATCCCTCGCATAGAGAAGTTGGAGACGCTTGCCTGTTGTGAAAATGATGAACTCTCTGTGAGACCACTGAAAGAGCACTTATTAACAACATAGAAAGCCACAGCACGATCAATGCTTGGCACATCTTGGTCATTGACTTTCTCCTTGGAGGAAAGGAATAAATCTTTTGCCAACTCTGGAGTATTATTTGCCGTCTTTAACTCTACCAACTTATCTTTCATATCAACCCCAAACATCTGCAGTTGCTGCCAGAAGTTTACAAGGGGTTCGTATAAATCATTCACCCAAATATCTAGGTTAGGATATTTCTTGGTGATATAAATCGCAACACTTCCTCCTCCAAGAAAGGGTTCACGAAACTCATCATAGTTGCGAAGGTCTGGAAAGTAAGGATCCATCTTGACGCAAGCACGGGACTTACCGCCAGGATACCTTAAGGCAGTTTTAAGACTCTTTTGACTGGTCATAATCTTTTGGGTGATACTTCAAATATTCAAAGAAGGTGAGTTTCATTTCCTTCTGGGTCATACCACAATGTTTTGCGGCAGCAGGTAGAGTCATTTTAGCACGAAACAATGCTTCGTTTGCTTCTTGGACATTTTCGGGTGTAGTCTTCACTCTTTCTTCTACCAACTTACTCTTATCAATTTTAAGGAGTCCCATCACTCAAACTCCCTAGAAGCATTAAACTTTTTTGCGGGTGGTGTATAAGGAGGAATTACTTCACAAGTCACACGAATATCCGTGCTTTTGGTTGCTTCTGCCATTTCACGGTAACCAGACCCAACATAAATCTGACCACCAACTACGGCAACTGCCATAGCACCCCAGAAAATATAATACCACTTGGACTTTACTTGATGTTGATTTTTCATTTGAACTCACACTCACACATAATTTCAGTTAGTGCTGCTAGGAGGTTAATTTCTTGGTCAGCCACGAACGCACATTGGTATTGATACTTAGCAATAACAAGAACGGCAGCAGGGATAGTTGCGGGAGAAAGGCAACTATAACAGGAGTCATAAATCCTGCGAAGTAGACTAGAAGCATCGTTGTCCAGGTTGGAGACCACCCACTTGCGGACTTCGGTGAAATTCTTTTCCTTGAGATGTTTAATGAGGTCATTTACAGAGATGTCAGAGAAAGAAGCAAGAATGCCAGAGTCGATTTCTCCCCCCACAGAGTACCTTTGGCATTCGTTGAGGACTCGTCGCCAGTCGGGGAAGTGTTTATTGATAAGCTCCGCAAGTACTCTTTGATCGAATCGGACGCCTTCCGCATCCAGGATGTCTTGTAGACGCTTGAAGAAGGATCCTGCCAGTGCGGTTTTTTCTTTCCCTTTGATTGAGAAGTCAACAACGGCACATCTGCTATGAAGGGGCTCGATGATCTTGTTCTTGTAGTTACAGGTGAAGATGAAGCGGCAGTTACCAGCAAACTCCTCAATAAACGCCCGTAGCAGGAGTTGTACATCGTTCCCCGTGTTATCTGCCTCATCAATGATGACGACTTTGTGTTTAGCATCTGACGAAAGCGATACGGTCGAAGCGAAGTTCTTCGCATTGTTTCTGACAGTATCGAGGAATCTACCCTCGTCGGATCCATTGATGACATAAACATCTACCCCCAGTTCGTTACAAAGTGCTTTAGCAACAGTGGTCTTGCCGATACCAGGAGGACCAGCAAGAAGCATATTAGGAATTTCGCCTTTATTTAGAAACTCCCTAAACATAGTCTTGGTAGACTCTGGGAGAATACAATCTTCAATCGTTTTGGGTCGATACTTTTCAACCCAAATAAAATCACTATTCATAATTAAGTCCAATCGGGTTTTTTCAAATAAGAACTAGGGACAATCTCCCACCATTCCTTTCCATCAAAAATATACAACTTGTGTGTATCTTTGTCAAGGAAAACATCACCTTTGTTATATGTCATACCCATTCAGGTTTACGCTCTGGCATACGCAAATAGTTATCAGCAACCCAAGGTTTGGATGCGATATACATTTTGTAAGCAGTGAATGTATCAATGCTGTCGTCATATTTCCATTCTTCAGGCATGGCACGAGCGAATGGAGTTACTTCTGTAATCTTCCCTCTTGGAAACAAATAGTATGCTTCCAAAAGTGTATTATAACACGAATGTGGTTTTCCATAACGAAGTTGAAATTCGTCACAGATATTCATGCCGTGCTTAATCAACCAGTAGGCATTGTCAATAGTTTTTGCTGCCCACTGTGTGCAGGGATGATTTCTAAATGCACCTTTTGATGTTGCATAAGGCATTCCATCTTTTTTGTGAAGTTCCCCATAGTTATGATACCAAGGAGAAGCAACAATAGAAAGCATTTGGCAACATTCAAGGGCCATCTTCGTTATATGACGGTCAGGAAGTACGATGGCACTCTCGGCGGGAAATGGGGAAGTTGCAAAGATGTTGATTGTAGGTTCCTCAACTCAATAATATCATATCACCCAAAGGTGCTGTCTGGTTCCAACGCGATGTAGTACTTAAGGTTGTAGCGAGTATTAGTGAACTGTGACAAAAGTTTAGAAGACACAACTACATCATAGGCACCAGGAATGATTTTGATGTTTTCCACTTTGAAGTTGAAAGTAAACTCTTGGTCGGTTTCACCAACAACAATGGCATATTCGTTAGAAGTATCGTTCTTCTTGTCACGCACAACCAGTTTGATTACACCTGCTTCACCAATCGCAGAAAGGTCTGGGAGTTGATAAACTGCTGCTGCCTTCACCAGTTTCTCCAAAGAAGCACTGTCAAGTTGGAAACAAACATCCTGTGAAGGGAGTTGAATATCTTTCTCGGGGGGAGAGATAATCACATTAGGATCGGCAAAGAAATACTTCACACGACGCTTACCTTCTTTGATGGAAAGATAAGAATCCTCTTTGAAATCAAGGTCAGGGTCCTGGTGAAGACTCAAACCATTAAGAAACTGATTGAGATCATAGATGGCAAAGTCACGGGGGAACTCTTCTGTGATATCTGCTTCGGCAAGAATATTCTTGGCAACAGAGATGGTGCGAAGACGAGTGCCCTGCTTCACAAGAATAGAGTTGTTAATACCTGCGAAGTTCTTAAGAATAGTCAGGGTGTTGTCAGAGAGTTTCATGTTGTTCATTGATTGTAGGTTTCACGGACGGCATTCTTATCATTAAAGTTCAAAAGAAGAACAGCATAATGAAGGATCTTCATAATGTCACGGCGGGCACTGCCCTTCTTGTCATAACGGGAAGCATACTTAAGGATGTTACTACGGCAGAATGCTTCACCATCACCACATGCTTCAATTAGGTCAAGCGTTTGAATCTTTTGATCTCCAGCAGAATAGTGTTGAGTATAAGTTCCACGGATATACTCAAGGAGTTCTTTTACGATTTCTTCTTCGTTATACTTCCAAGGAGTAGCGGGGGAATTGGGAATCATAGATTTTTTTTCAATTTCAATCATGTTATCAGAGTTCATAGTCATAGTGAACTCACTGTAAGGATATTCGTCCATAATAAGGGAAGGCACTTTTTTACCTTCCCCAATTATATCAGAAAGGTGCTTCGTGGTCAACGGGCATTTGGAAATCAGCATCCACTTTATCATAGAGTTCAAGGAATGCTTGCTTGGTTTCGTCATCAAAACGATTCACGCAAACTTGGATTGCCTTTGCCTTATCTTGGAAGATGCTGTAGGCACGGATGATGTGAACCAGGCGGCGGGTACTGATGATTTCCTCAATACCACCATCGTAGAAGGTCTTACGGATGATATCTGCCCAGTCCACCAGACGCTTACAGAACTGACGATCTTCCATACCCAGATCCAAAGCAATACCTTCAAGGATCTTCTGTTCAGTCGCAGGAGCAGGATAAGACTGCTCAAAGGTCACAGGGAAACGCTCAAGGAATGCTTCGTTAAGAACATTGGTGCCGATGAAGCGACCATCATCACTACCCTTGCCTTTGGTATTGGCAGTGGCAATCACATTGAAACCAGCAGCAGGTTTGACCCAGCGACCGATCTTCTTAAGGAATACACCCTTACCTTCAAGGATGGACTGGAGACACAGAATCTTGTTAGAAGCAAGATCAATCTCATCCAGCAGAAGAATGGCACCACGCTCAAGTGCCTCAATCACAGGACCATTGTGCCAGGCAGTGTTACCATCAACAAGACGAAAACCACCAATCAGGTCATCCTCATCAGTTTCAATCGTAATATTTACACGAATCAGTTCACGCTTGAGTTGGGCACACGCTTGCTCAACAGAGAAAGTTTTACCATTACCAGAGAGTCCCGTAATGAAAGTAGGATAGAAAAGACGGGACTCAATAATCTTGCGAACATCACCAAAGTTACCAAACTTGACGAAGGTATCATCTTTTTCAGGGATAAGATTTTGTTCAATAGCAGGAATAGCGGCAGGTGCCTTTACAACTTGTTCAAACTGCTCTCGTGCTTCTTGGATAGTCAGGTTCCACTTACCACGACTAGTCTTGTAATCGTTGAGTTTATTAGTGACGGTCTGGTAGTTAGCACCGTTCATAGCACACCAGGCACGAATATCAGCAGCAGTCACGGACTCCCCATACACTGCTTGGAGAGAAGTGCGGATGTAGTCAGCGGAAATGGTCATTGAGTGGTTTTGTTTAACTGAAGTTATTATATACGAAAAAAGGGGTCACAAGGACCCCCAGTGGACAGTTTGGAAAGTGGTCTATCACTCCATAGTGAATTTTTTCTTCTTTGAAGCCTTGGTAATAGGAACTACCTTTTCTTCAACAACTTCCTTTACAGGTTCTGGTGCTGGTGCTGATTCGGCAACTGGTTCTGGTTGCTGAAACAAGTCGGTAAATCTACTCATTAGACTTATTAGAATTCTTTCAAATATTTATCAGGCAACGAGTTCCACAAACTCCCCAAGGATACGCTTGTTCATTTTTTTAGTTTTAAGACTCTTCACAAATGCAGATTTGATTTGAGTTTTGGTAGCATCTTCGGCAACTTCAAATTCAGCATCTTGTGCCAGAGCATTTGCCGAAAGTCCAAAGTAAGCATTATACCCAGACTTCTTAATAGTAAATGCTTTTTCTTTCTTCCAAATACTCATGGTCTTCTCAAACTCTGGGCCATAATATCCACAATAACGGCGGATAAAAGAACCAGCATCACGGGAAGCAAGCACACGAATACCAATGAAATTCATGTCCTTAAACTTATCCCGCAGATTTTGAAGAAGAACATCAGTAAATTCATACCACTCACAATCAAGCGAATAAGTGATTCCAGTCTTACGATCCCGCAGGAAGGCATTAGGACCAATATATCCAGTGCCCAGAAAAGGATCTTCCTCCCAGCGGCGTTGGACTTCACGGTGATACTTTGGCATTGCTGCTTCACCATCAGTCAAAATCACACATTGAACCTTTTGAAGTTTGTTTTCTTGCTGGAACTTGGGAAGAATCTGGTGAAGAGCAATCAAGGTCTCATTCAGCGGAGTGCCAGAAAGACTCAAACCATAAGGAATGTTATAACGGACAAAAGAGTTGTAACGGAAAGCAGAAGCAAGACGGAAGATATTTTTCATCTGCTCCTCCAAAGTTTTAGCATTGGTTTTGCTGGTGAGCATATTCATCAGCGAGAACCATTCACCAACCTGAACCAAACCATCTTTCTTGGTATAGGCAAGTTCACGGATATTTGCCTTGTTGTCCTCATCATACTTTACAAGAGGATAGTCACTGGTAAAGGCATAAACCTCAAACGGAATCGCAACTTTCTTACAGAACCAAACCAGGTTAAAAAGTTGCTTGACGGTATCCAGCATCACATCACTCATTGAACCAGACCAGTCAAGGATGAAAACCAGACCGTGATTCTTACCATCGGCAAGAGTGGTTACCTTACGAAACAGGTCTTCATTGTACTTATAAGTGTGAAGTTTGGTACAGTCCAGCACACCAGTGCGAGCAGTGGTGGCACGGGCATAGGAGTCTGCTGCCTTGCGGCACTCAAACTCTTTCACCAGATAATTGACTTCTTTCTGTGCCGAACGCTTGAACTCTACAAAGTTTTTATCAACTTCACCAAAAATTTCTTCGGTGGAAACTTCCCGTTCCTCAACCCAAGCATTCCAGTATTGCTTACACTTATCATGGATTTCGGTATTAGGAACAATGACTTTATCCAGGTCAAGTTTGGGCAACTCAAGGTAAACATTCTCCTGCCCGTTTTGTTCAACGAGGTCTTTAAGTGCTTCCTCAAGTGAATCCATAGTTTTCACTTCGGGTTCTTCATTTTGCTCACCACCCATAGAAGTAGTTTGCTGCTCTTGTTCGGCAGTGCCACCATAAGAATCAGTCTCACCAGGTTGCTCCTGCTGATCATTCTCACCTTCCATCTGGTCAGAGAAGTCAGAAGCAGGTTGGTTACCACCACTCTGTTGGGACTCAAGTGAATCAATCGGGGTCTTCACTTCTTCTTGCTGCTTTTCCTTACAGAACCTATAGAGTTTCCAAGCAGCAGCAAGTACATCAGCAAAGGTTTCAGTCTCTCCAATCAGGGAGACAAGTTCTTTCTCATCATCCTCAAAAGGAATGTCTACAAAATTACCAATCTTATAATAGAGATTAACTTTATCAGCAAGATTATAGGTGCTGATATCTTCATCTTCAATTTGAAAGAAGTCTTGCTCGGCAAGTTCTCCATAACCTTTGTAGAATGTCTTGGAAAGACCAGCATAACGACGCTTCATCAGTTTCTCAATGCGAGCATCCTCAACCACATTAACAAACTGTGGAGGAATCTTATGCTCCTTCAACCAGTCAATATTAGGGGTTTCTCTTGAGTGCCCAACTTCGTGTGCTACAAGGAGATCTACAACAGTGCTACTCGCCTTCCACATAGGAAGAGTCAATACACGAGTATGGACATTAAAGCAAGCAGTATCTACTTTTTTATGTTCAACAACAATGTCTTCTTCCGCCAAAAGTTTGGCGAGCATTCCCTTGATTTCGTAATTAACAGTCATTAGGAGTTGTGCGATATGTGAGTATTATACCCACTCCAATATCAGTTAAGTCAGGTAGTGGGACACTTCAACAAGTGTCCTGGTCTCCCAACGACCCACCCATCACCAGGACACTCATACGAAAGTTTTGTTTTAATACCATTATTCCACCATTTTCTACCTTTTCTTATTTCACTTTGTTTTTTCCTGGTTTCATCACTAACAACTTTACCCAAGTTGTTTTTTCTTGATTTTTCAGCAAACTCTTTTGTTTTATATTTTTTACATTCTTTGGTAAATAATCTACCCAATACCCAACCATCACCAGGACATTCAATAGTGTGTTTATCTACCTCACCATTATTCCACCACCTCCTTTGTGATACTTGTTGCGAAACTTTTTTCTTATGTTCTTCCGTAAGAGTTTTTCCTGTATTAACTTCTTTTGTCCTTTGAATACAGTATTCACTTGTTTTTCTACCTGAAGTTCCTTCTCCACCATAAGACATATTGATTAATATACCACCTTCACTTTTCAAACCTAAAATAGTGATAATATAGTTTTCGTGTTTATAAGCGTCAAACTCTTTTAGATTTTTCTTTAAAAAAAGCACCCTATCTCTTGGTGGAGAAGACATATAAGTATCACCTCTTCTATGAGAACGATATGCCCTATTATTAATACCCTTACCAACATAATAAGGGGTCATATCTTCTCTCAACCAGGCATAGGTATAATAAGTATTTTTCATTAGGGACACGCACTATACACTATTATTTATACAAGTTTATACAAAAAAAGAGGGTGGTGAGACCCTCTTGTGTGCCAGTTTGGAAAGTGGTTTAGTCTTCTTTATAAGTTCCTGCTCTTCTTGCTGCTCTGTTTCCACTTCCCCTATCACCTGCACCAAAATCACTTTCACCACCTCTACCACCTCTTGTAGCCCTCTTTGCTGGGTCTGCACTTACCCTACGACTATATGCAGTTCCACCTGGTTTATTCATTACTTTCTTGTAACGCTCACCAGTTAGTGCTTCATCAAAAACTTCCTCAACAATACTCTCTCTCCACTCTTCACTCATATTTGCCATAATAGCAAGAGCTGCCTTGTTGGTGTTGGCATAACCTTCAGCGACTAGGTATTCTAGCAGATAATCAAAGAGGTCAACCCCTTCTTTCATCTCATCTTCTTTTTCTTCTTTCTCCTTTTTTTCTTTCTTTTTACCGTTCATTTTAGGAGTTTCTTCCTCTTCAGACTCCTCCTCATCTCCACACTCAGCTTCGGCAATAACTTGTGAGTACATAGAAGCATAGGCTTCCATTATCTCTCTAACTTCTTTTGCTTCCATTTTTACAAAGACTTTTTAGGTATTTATAAAAACGAAGAACCGCCTCGTGAAAGGCGGTTCTTGAGTGCTTGGCGGCGTGCCTTTGCTTGTCGGAGTGCTTGCGGTTTTAGTTTTCGCTTCTGTTCCTTCTTACTGTGATGTTGCCAGTTTGGAGTGGTCATTTTCCTGGTGATTCTTGGGATATCATACGGGAGAAACCCTTGACTTTCTCAAAGCGTAGGACACTTTCAAATTTGTCATGGAGGTCTGCCTTATGAGAGATCACAAAGATATTAGCATCCTTAATGACGTAACGAATGATCTTAAGGAACTCATCGGTGCCGAATCCATCAAGTGAGGAATCAAACACCTCATCCATAATCAGCAGATTGGTATTGACGGAGTTTTTGACTCGGGCGACTTCTCTCCAAGTGAAGAGAAGGGCAAGGTCGATTCTCATTTTCTCACCCTCACTGAAGGAA